CTTGTAAAACAAGCTGACGCTGACTTTAAAAGCAAGATAAGAGAAATGGAGATTAACCTTGAGTCTTTTAAGACTGAGGTAGAGGATAGAAAGGACGCTAGAGTTAAGTTTTCCACGGATTGGACTCCAAAAGTGTTTTCAATACTTACTCTTTTACTTTACGGCGGGTTTGTCGTGATTGTTACGCTCATGCCACATGATCAGAACGACGAAACCATAATTAGCCTGGTGTTGGGTCAATTATCGGGCATTTTGGGCACAGCCGCCGCATTCTTTTACGGCGGCTCTAACGGTAAAAACTAATGAGTCAACTAATAGAAATGCTTAAACGCCACGAGGGTGAGGTTAGGTCTGAAGACGGCCGCCATGTGGCTTATCAGTGTCCAGACGGGAAATGGACGATAGGAATTGGTCGCAATGTTGATAAAGATGGAGGCATTGGTTTATCCGATGAAGAGGTCGATTTTTTATTGAAAAATGACTTGGACCGATGTGAGGCCGAGCTTAATGCCGAATATATTTGGTTTAGAACACTGGAGGGGCCTCGTAGAGACGCTATTTTAAATATTTTCTTCAATCTAGGGGCTACTCGTTTTCGAGGCTTCAAGAACGCCATAGCGGCCATGAACACAGAGAATTACGACGCCGCAGCAGTGGAATTTATGGATTCTCGTTGGGCTCGTCAGGTTGGCAACAGGGCTTTAGAACTAACAGATATTATAAAAGCTGGCACTTATGTATGAATATTCCGCGACCGTCGTTAAAATCGTAGATGGGGACACAGTTGATGTTTTGGTGGATCTTGGCTTTGATACTTACGTGGGCGGTAAGCGTGGTCGTATTCGTCTCTATGGAATTGATGCACCTGAATCGAGGACAAGAGATAAAGAGGAGAAGAAATACGGACTCATGGCTAAAAAGTTTGTAGAGGACTTCATGCCTGTGGGCACAATGGTTACTTTAAAAACTTACAAAGACAAAGGCGGTAAATACGGTCGTTACATGGGCGACTTTAAACGTCACGATAAATGGCTCTGTGCGGAGTTAATTAAGAACCACATGGCGGTTGAATACTTTGGACAAAGCAAATTTTCCGTAAAGGAGGCACACCTAGCTAATAGAAAATACTTGATATAAGATTCGCTACGACTTTATAAGATGAGAACGTTATGGATGATTTAGTCGTAGTGCAGTTTGTCCAAAAAAAGATAAAAGAACGCAAGTCTTTGGTTTTGGACCTTTTAGAGAACAACGGCGTTACCTCCTTAGAGGTTTACAAGCAACTCATGGGAGAGTTAGACGCTTTAAATTACATAGCACAGGAACTCTCGGGCCTGCTAGAACAACAGGAGCATATGCATGATTGAAGTGCCGGGTTATTTAGCGGATGAATTAGAAAAAAAAGCCGCTATGGGAAAAGAAGACGTTTCACATGAAACAACTACAAAAGACAATGTTGAAGACGCATATGTCGCTGCTGGAGAACGTGTTTTAGATCCGGCTAAAGTAGACGGCTCTTTGCTTGATAGAATGCCAAATCCTACGGGATGGCGGATTCTCATCCTACCTTATCGCGGACGCTCTCAGACAGAGGGCGGGATATACATTCCTGAACAGGTGTTAGAGGACGGTCAGATTCAGACCGTAGTTGGGTATGTACTCAAGCAGGGACCTTTGGCTTACAACGACCCTGAAAAATTTCCTGATGGACCCTGGTGTAGGCCCAAAGATTGGGTTGTTTTTGCGCGTTATGCTGGGTCTAGGTTTCGTATTGATGGTGGAGAGGTTCGCATTTTAAATGACGATGAAATCATAGCTACCGTATCTGATCCAGATGACATTATTAGCTTTTAGGAGAAAACATGGCCGACGTGAAAGATGAGGAGTCTACTTATGACTCAGAAGAGGAGACCGTTGAAACAACGCAAGATAATCAAGACATTGAGGTTGAAGTTGAGATTGATCAGTCGGAAACTGCGGAAGCTGATTCAGTAGAAATAGAGTCAGAGGAAGATGAACACCAGAAATACACGGCGGGTGTTCAAAAGCGCATAGATCGCTTGACTAAAAAAATGCGTGAGGCTGAAAGGCAGCGTGAAGAAGCTTTAGCGTACGCAAAAAATGTGCAAACTGAGTCTGATCAGTTAAAAGCCCGAGTAAACTCTCTAGACAAAGGGTATATGACGGAATATGGGTCTCGTCTTACTATTGAAGAACAACAGGCAGAGACAGAGTTACGTGCTGCTATAGATAGAGCGGACACAGAAGCCACGGTGGTTGCACAAAGAAAGTTGACGCAACTGGCGGTGGCTAAAGACCGTTATGAGGCGGCTAAACAACAACAAGAGCGTCAAGCAGAGCAGGTTGCACAACAACAAGCCTCTCAACAGCCGGTCGCACAGCAACAAGTTTCGCAGCAACCGGTACCGCAGCAACAAGCACCTGATCCAAAGGCTGAAAGTTGGGCTTCTCGAAATGAGTGGTTTGGTCAAGATGAGGCTATGACTTTTGCCGCATTTGGTTTACACAAAAGACTCGTTGAAAATGAAGGGTTTGACCCGAAAAGCGATGAGTATTATAGTGAGCTAGACGCAAGAATACGGAATGAATTTCCGCATAAATTTACCACAAACTCCGGCAAACGACCCGTCCAAAACGTAGCCGGTAATTCCCGTTCTACGGGTGGTTCAAAAACAGGACGCAGGACCAGAAAGAAACTCACACCTAGCCAGGTTGCCATAGCGGAAAGATTAGGTGTGCCGCTAGAAGAATACGCGAAACATGTCAAATAGGAGATGACAATGGCTACAAAAAAGAAAGTAGGTTTTGAAGGCATTGATCGCTCTCCTCGCGCAAAAGACAGCAGGGAGAAGGAGCAAAGGCGAAAGCCCTGGGCTCCCCCGTCCATGCTCGAAGCACCGCCTGCACCCGATGGGTACAAGCATAGGTGGATAAGGGCTGAAGTTCGTGGTTTTGATGACCGCAAAAATATTTCAGCTCGTTTGAGAGAGGGATATGAGCTTGTGAGAGCAGACGAGTATCCTGATTTTGAAGCACCAGTGGTTGATTCAGGAAAATACGAAGGTGTGTTTGGAGTTGGTGGATTGGTTCTCGCTCGTATACCGTTAGAAACGGTAGAAGAAAGGACTAGCTATTTCAAAGGAAAAAGTAAGGACCTTTTGGACGCCGTGGATCACGATATGATGCGAGAAAATGCTCATGAAAGCATGGCGATCAATAAACCTGATCGTCAATCTCGTGTAACTTTTGGTGGCCCACGAAAAAATTAGTAGGTCACCCCAATAAGGAGATGTTCCTATGGCAAATCAAGAAACTGCCTACGGTCTACGTCCTGTTGGGCTCGTTGGTGCAGGCGTTAATTCCACTGGGGTGACTCAGTACGAAATAGCCAGCAACAACACAAATGCCATTTTCCAATACGCAATTGTCGTGCCTACGGCAGCGGGCGTAATTGATCAAGCAGGTGCTACTAATGGTGGCACTACGCAGGCACTTGGCGTCCTAATGGGTGTGGAGTATCAAGACTCGGTTCAGAAAAAACCGGTCTTTATTAACTATTGGCCTGGTAGCGGAAGCGTGAGCGTGGATACTAATTTCCCCGTGAAAGCTTTTGTTGCAGATAATCCAAATCAGCTTTTCCAAGTCGCTTCTGATGCGTCTCTTACAAACAGAGCAACAGCACTGGCTACGGTATTTGCTAACACAGATTTGGGCACATCGGCTCGCACAGGAAGCACAAATACTGGTAGGGCCAGTGGTGCGGCAAGTGTAGCTAACGTTGCCGTCACTGCGACTTTACCGCTACGGATTGTTGGTATCGTGGACGATGAATCGAATAGCGACTTTACCGCTGCTGGTATACCGCTATTAGTTCGTCTGAACGCGCATTTTAATGCTGGAACCCGCCGGTTTGATTCTCAAACCACTGCGGATTCTACCGGCCTTTAAGGAGGGTTTAACTAATGGCTATTTCTCGCGCACAACTTGCGAAAGAGCTAGAACCCGGCCTTAATGCCTTGTTCGGGCTCGAATACGACCGATACGACAATGAGCATACTGAGATCTTTGAAACAGAGACCTCAGATCGTGCTTTTGAAGAAGAAGTGATGTTGTCTGGTTTTGGCTCTGCGCCAGTTAAATCAGAGGGTGGAGCAATTTCATTTGACGACGCGCAGGAAACATATACTGCTCGTTACACGCATGAAACCATTGCTTTGGCTTTTAGCATCACTGAGGAAGCTGTAGAGGACAACTTATACGACAGGCTTGCTGCTCGATATACTCGTGCTTTAGCACGGTCTATGTCTCAGACCAAGCAGGTTAAGGCTGCCTCTATATTGAACAATGCGTTTAGCACAAGCTCACCTGTTGGTGACGGTGCGGCACTTTGTTCATCAGCACACCCGTCTTTGACAGGTAACCAGAGAAACGTTTTGTCTACCGCAGCGGACCTCAATGAGACTTCTCTTGAGCAGATGTTGATAGATATCGCTGGTTTAACAGACGAGCGTGGTCTCAAAATTGCCATACGAGGCATGAAGTTGATCATTCCAAAAGAGCTGCAATTTATTGCAGAGCGTGTGATGAACTCTAACCTACGTTCAGCTACGGCAGATAACGACGTAAACGCTCTTAAATCTATGGGTATGCTTCCAGAAGGTGCGGTGGTTAATCACTTCCTTACCGATACGGATGCTTTCTTTATTAAAACAGATGCACCTAATGGGTTTAAGATGTTTCAGCGCACTGCCATAGCTACAGGCATGGAAGGGGACTTTGATACTGGAAACATGCGATTTAAGGCACGGGAGCGATACAGCTTTGGTGTCTCTGATTGGAGATGTGTTTTCGGGACCGAAGGCGCTTAATCACTGAGAGGTGTACAAAAAGGGGTGGCTTGTGTCACCCCTTTTTTTATCGTATCGTGCATAAATCCCTGACAGTTACATCCTGTGACTGACACTAGCCAAGACAGGAGATCAACATGGCTAATACTACTTTTAACGGCCCGGTTAGGTCGGAGAACGGTTTTCAAGATATAACCAAAAATGCCACTACTGGTGCTGTTACCAGCACGATGACGCTCAAGACTTACGAGACGACCATTACTGTGGCAGACGGTGCAACCACTGGTAAAGAGGCGGCTATTGGTATTCCGTCAAACTTTATACCTATGGCGGTTACAGTCGCTGTTACTACAGCCGCTGCAAACGCTGTTAATCTTCAAGACATTGGCACTGACGCAGATACTGATGGCTTTGTTGATGGCATTTCAGCCGCTGTCAATTCAGTTGGATTCAAGGGCTTTTTTCCTTGTAACGGCGTTCTTGGCATGTCTGGCGGAGCGACTACGGCGGCCACGGAAACAGCGGACGAAGTAGAGCTTGTTGTCTCTGGCGATCCCGGCGGCGACACAGTGATTGTTCTGAAGTTTTTTGGCATATCTAGCTCCTCTGACGCATCGTAACAGGAGATAAAGATGGCTAATTCAGACGTAAGATCAAAACGTCTGACGGGAACTGGGGCGGCCAGCACTGGCCGCGCTAGACTTCGTCAAGTTCAGGTTTTAGTTGGTGGGGGAACTGGTCGTCTAACACTTACAGACGGTAACAGTGGTGCGACAATCGTAGACCTAGATTTTGTTCAGTCTTCGACACACTCTGTAAATATACCAGATGAGGGGCTGTTATTTACCTCTGACATACATGTGGGGACAGCGACTAATATTACGGCCCTAACGATATTCTTTAGCTAGGTGATTTATGGCAGAGCGCAAACGCGACAAAATGCCAAAACGCAACAAAAAGAATTTTCGTCCTACTAAAAAAGGAGCGGGAATGACTGAGGCCGGGGTAAAAGCCTATCGAAAGAAAAACCCCGGCTCCAAGTTGCAAACCGCCGTGACGGGAAAAGTTAAGAAGGGCAGCAAAGATGCAAAACGTCGCAAATCTTTTTGTGCGCGTTCTGCGGGGCAAATGAAAAAGTTCCCCAAAGCTGCTAAAAACCCTAATTCTAGGTTACGTCAAGCTAGAAAAAGATGGAAATGTTAAAAGGAAGGACTCATGGGTAGTAGAGTGCGAACAGGAACGATCATGCCCGCTGCAAAATGTGGTGTGATAAAAATGGCAAAGGGAGGCGCTGCTAAAAAGAAGGGCAGTAAAATTTGCCCTGAAGGCAAAGCCTGGGCGAAGCGCACTTTTGACACATACCCTAGTGCTTACGCCAATTTAGCTGCCTCTAAATATTGTAAAGATCCTAATTACGCCAAAAAATCAAAAGGCGGTAAAAGGAAGGGACGTTAATGGGTGAGCTTAAAAAATGGCTCAAACAAGATTGGGTCAGGATAGATAGTTCCGGTAACATTGCCGGAAAATGTGGCACTTCCAAAGACAAGAAAAACCCTGACCGTTGCTTGCCACGAGCTAAAGCACAAAGTTTGTCTAAGAAAGAGCGTGCGACCACTGCTCGTAAGAAGAAAAAAGAAGGGGCTAAAGGCAAGACGGTGGTATCTAATACTGAAAAAGCCAAGGTTCGTAAAATGAGTGAAGGCGGTTTAGTAAGCAGAGGATGCGGTGCCATCATGCCAGATCGTAAGAAAAAGACACGGTATGTATGAATTTTTTGTTGGAAACGAAAAAAAGATTTACAATGAAATAAGAGAGTGGTCCAGAACTCTCTTAGAGAAAAAGAACCCAGAATTCAATGGGTTACCCGCTTGCCCTTATGCTAAAGCAGCCTGGGCAGCGCAACGGGTTTCGGTTATTTTTAAACGCGATCCCGCTAATTATCAAGACTTGTGGACGGTCATATCTACCTGGGACGACCAGGTGGATTTGGTAATTATCGTGGATTTAGCGTTTACCGAAGATTCAGACGCCTTCCACGAATACCTCGATGACATTAATCAAGCTATATCTGACGGTATATTTATAGACCGTGACATTTGGGTCATGGGATTTCATCCCGATCAAGATGTGAATGAGCTTGTAGATGATGGCACATTTGAAGCAGAAACAGAGGACGAATATGCGATGATATTTGTCCAACGTCTTAGCAAGTTAGAAGAATCGGCAGATAAGATACGTCAGTTGGGTTATTATGAACGTTATTTTGACGCATATGACGTCGAAAACATGTATAAGATTCGTCACGAATTTTACAGGAGACTGAAAGATGGCAATGAGTCCTAGAAAAAAGGAAGCGGGTGCAGGCAGCTCTTCCGGGTCTGTCGTTAACTTGGGCAACGCGGGTCCTAGAAAACCCAAGAAAATGAGGGGCGGTGGTCCAGCGGGCAGTCCTATGATGCCTAAGAAGCCCAAGAAAATGAGGGGCGGTGGGGACGTAGGTGGCCCCATGAAAATGAAGGATGGCGGTTTTCCTGACTTGAGCGGTGACGGTAAAGTCACGCAAAAAGACATTTTGATGGGAAAAGGCGTCATTAAAAAGAATGTGGGCGGACCACTAAAGGCTTCTAAAAAGTCTGGTGTTATGAGAAGAAACATGGGCGGACCAATAAAGGCTTCTAAAAAATCTGGAGTCATGAGAAGAAACATGGGCGGAAAGGTTTCTAAAAAGTCTGGCGTCATGAAGGGTATGCGTTCAGGCGGCCCAGCTAAGAAGAAAGGTGGATAACCATGGTTGCAGCAACTCTTGCTAGAAAAGCACTTACTAAAGGCACTCAAGCGGCAAGGCGCGCCGCAGCGGCAGCGAAAAAGAAAGCGGCTAAAAAGGCCAGAGAAGCGGCCAAGACGGTAAAGAAAAAGGCCAAAACCGCAAAGAAAAAAGTCTCTAAAAAAGCCACACAGGCGACTCGTAGGGCCAAACGTGCCGCTAAAAAAGTTAAACCCAATACATCAGGCTTGATTGTTGGCGGTGCATTGACCGAAGGTGGAAACAGAGCCGTAGAAGCGGTGGGTAACAGAAGGCAAAAGCCGGATGCCTCCAAATTTGATCAACGTTTGGACCGGGCAGTAAGGCGAAGCACGCCTTCCAGAAACGGTCTGCGACTGAGTGACATGGCTGGAACTGGAGATCCCACCGGAGCCAGGAGGAGGAGGAGGGAAGCCACGCGAATGAAGAACGGGGGTAATGTTAGAGGAAGAAGTAAAAAATGACCGTTTCTGGCTCCAAAAACTTCGAGCTTGACGTCACAGAGTACGTTGAAGAGGCGTTTGAGCGTTGTGGTCGAGAGGTTCGTACCGGGTACGACATCAAGACCGCTAAACGCTCTATGAACTTGTTGTTTGCGGATTGGGCGAACCGAGGCTTGAATGCCTGGACAATAGAGCAGACGACACAAGCTCTAACCCAGGGCACGTCTAGTTACACTTTGGGTGCGGATACCATTGACATACTATCGGCGGTTATTCGACGTTCAGATGTGGATTACGGCATAGAGCGGTTGAGCCGGGATGACTACCTGAACATCCCCAACAAGACGACTCAGGGACGACCTTCTCAGTTCTTTTTGGATAGGTTGATTACACCCGCTTTGAAGTTGTGGCCTGTTCCAGAAAACAGCACAGATGTGGTCGTGTTTGATCGGCTGGTTCGCATAGATGACGCAGACACGGCCCAGAACACTGTTGAGGTGCCTTTTAGGTTCTACCCTTGTTTGGCCGCTGGGTTGGCTTATTACATAGCGATCAAAAAAGCGCCGGACAGAGTTCCGTTTTTGAAGTCTATTTATGAAGAAGAAATGGAAAGAGCCATGAGTATGGATCGAGACAGGGCCTCTTTCAATATTGTTCCGAGCATGGCGTACTCGCAGAATTTATAATGGGTAAATTTGCGGTTGGAAAGAATGCGTATGGGATATCCGACAGAAGTGGGTTTCGATACAGACTGAATGACATGAAGCGGGAGTGGAACGGCCTGCTGGTAGGAAAAGATGAGTGGGAGGCAAAACAGCCACAGCTTGAGCCCAGGCGAAGCATTGTTGATCCCCAGGCTTTGCGTAATCCTAGACCGGATCGCATAGAGCCTTTGGATATTCCTGTGGCCGTGCCACAGGTAGAGGGGCCATCATTTAGGCCATTATTAGCTAACGGGCAGGTTGGTAGCGTTACGGTGACAATTTCATGAGCTTTACTTTTGCACAGCTTAAAACCGCCATTCAGGACTATACTCAGAATACTGAGACTAGCTTTGTGACAAACTTGCCGGTGTTTATTCGCCAGGCAGAGGAGCGCATTCTAAAAAACGTTCAATTGACGTATTTCAGGAAGAATGCATCAGGAACGGCTAGTAGCGGGAATAAGTTTCTTGCGGCTCCTGGAGATTTTTTAGCACCGTTTTCTTTGTCTTTTACCGACAGCAGCTCAAATCAAGTTTTTTTGGATTATAAAGACGTAAATTTTGTGCAAGAGTTCAACCCAAATAGTGCCACCACAGGAAATCCGAGATACTACGCTTTGTTTGATGACAGTAATTTTATTTTAGGCCCTACGCCAAATGATAACTATAACGTGGAATTACATTATTTTTATAGGCCCAGTAGTCTTTCTGCGGGTTCAGAAAGTGGCACGACCTGGTTGAGTGAGAACGCGCAAACCACTTTATTGTATGGCTGTTTAATAGAGGCTTACACCTACATGAAAGGTGAGCCGGACGTTATGCAAGAATATGAGAAACGGTTCGCAGAGGGCGTGGTTTCTATGAAGAACTTTGGCGAGGCTAAAGAGGTTACCGACGCTTATAGAACGGGTTTGGTTATTAGAGATAAAACTTAATGTTCAAGATAGAGATGACCAATGATTTCTCTGTAGGAGTGCAAACCACGTCTTACAGGGGACATACACCGGAAGAGCTTGCAGATATGTGTGCAGAGAAGATAGTTTCTGTTTCGCAGACGGCGCACCCCACTATTCGGCAGCAGGCGGAGGCTTTTAAAGAACAACTTAGACACACGGTTTTGCATTATTTAAAGCAGGCGGCAGCGAGTGACAGAACCACTGTTTATAATGCTATTCAAGAGGCTGGCCAGCCTAAACTCGCAGAACTAATAAGGAGGCTATGATGGCTTTTTCAGGCAACTTCATGTGTACCAGCTTCAAAAAAGAATTGATGACGGCTACGCATAATTTTACTAACAGTTCGGGCAATACTTTTAAGCTCGCTTTGTATACCAACAGTGCCAGTTTTACTGCGGCCACTACCGCTTATACAACCAGTAATGAAGTGAGTGGGACCGGTTACAGTGCAGGTGGATCAGCTTTAACAAATGTTACCCCCACCACAAGCAGCACAACGGCACTTACTGATTTTAGTGATTTGACTTTTAGCTCTGCAACGATTACTGCCAGGGGCGCACTTATTTATAATGACAGTGCATCCGGCGATCCGTCCGTGGTGGTTTTAGATTTTGGTGGGGACAAAACCTCTACCGCTGGTGATTTCACCATCGTTTTTCCGACAGCAGATGCGAGCAGCGCGATTATAAGAATCGCGTAGCGACATGGCCGACGTTACCGTCCCTATAGCTGGTTGGGGTTATGTTGCTTGGGGATCAGGCGGATATGGCTCTGCTCAAAATATACCCTTAGCCACAGGTGCTGTCGGTAGTGTAACAGTTAATGCAGAGGCCAATGTCCCAGAAACCGGTTTAGCGGCCACTGGGGGTGTTGGTAGCGTAACGGCTGTAGCTGCGGGAGATGTTGCAGTAACCGGTGTAGCCGCTACAGGCGGTGTTGGTACACTTTCAACAGTTTCCAACAACAACTTATCGGTTACAGGACTATCCGCCACCGGTGGTGTTGGCAGTGCGGGCACTTTAGAGGGAACCGGTGTTTTCCCGACTGGTATAGGTGCTACGGGCGGTGTTGGATCGGTAACGGTCACAGGTTTATCTAACGTCAGTGTGACTGGTGTTAGCGCTACAGGATCGACGGCCCAGGTCATATTTAATAAAACTGTCCGTTTTGACGGTTGGGGCCGAGGTAGTTGGGGCGAAGGTGGTTGGGGAGCCTCTCTTGGGTTGTCCGCAACCGGCGTTGTAGGTAGTGTAACAGTTGATGCCGGTGTTTTAACGCCAGTCACGGGCATATCTGCTACGGGCAGCGTGGGAAGTGTTAGTGTTAACGCAGGAGCGTCAACCGCTGTTACGGGCTTAACAATAACCGGCTCGGTCGGGTCGGTAACGATTGATTTACAGCTTGATGTACCTGTAACAGGTCTTCAAGCCACCGGTAGCGTAGGAACAGTTACAGTTGAAGCCGACGCAACCTCTCCTGTTACGGGGTTGTTTGCTACTGGGCAAGTTGGAAGAGTCATAGTTTGGGGTGAAATAGGTCCAGATCAAAATCCAAATTGGACAGAGGAAACTCCGTCACAAACCCCAGGTTGGGTAGAAATAGCCGCTTAATGAGGTGTACCAATGGCAACTTATGTAAACAATTTACGATTGAAAGAAATCGCCACAGGTGACGAAAGCGGAACCTGGGGAACCAGTACAAATACTAATTTAGAGCTTATAGGCGAAGCTCTTGGTTTTAAAACAGAAGCGTCTTTTAGTTCAGATGCGGATGTTACGACGACAGTCGCGGATGGCGCGGCTGATCCGGCCAGGGCGCTTTATTTTAAGGTGACATCTGGAGCCAGCTTAACGGCAACCAGGACATTAACCATAGCTCCCAACACGGTTTCTCGTGTGATGTTTATTGAAAATGCCACATCTGGCAGTCAATCAATAAATATTAGTCAAGGCTCTGGTGCGAACGTCACTATAGCTAACGGCAAAACAGCCCTATTGTACTTGGACGGGGCAGGTTCTGGTGCGGCAGCCGTCTTGGCTAGTCCCAGCGTCGCGGTTACTCAACTAACCGACGTGACTTCTAGCGCGGCAGAATTAAATCTGGTTGATGGGTCAACCGCTGATACGGTTGTTAACTCAAAAGCCGTCATATATGGTGCGGCGGGTCAGATAGTCGCTAACGAGCTTGATGTAGATAATATTCAGATAGACGCAAACGCGGTCAAATCTACAAACACCAACGGTAATATACAGCTCTTTCCAAACGGGACAGGTTTTACTGAGCTTTACGGTAATACCAATGCCGGTGCCATCCGTTTTAACTGTGAGAGTAATAGCCACGGTGTAACGCTAAAAGGCCCACCACACTCCGCAGGAGCAACCTACTCTTTAGAACTACCAAATGCTGTAGGTAGCACGGGTCAGTTTCTTAAAGCATCCGATGGTTCTGGCAAACTAGCTTTTGCTACAGTTACTGAATATTCTGCGCCACAACTAAAAAGTGCCAACTACACTGCTGTTGTCGGTGAGTTTATTGTGGCGAGTGCGGGGTCGATTACTATTACGCTACCCGCTAGTCCAAGTGCAGGTGACTACGTGACCATAAAAGATGGTACGGGTGCAGCAGAAACTACGAGTTTTACTGTGGGTCGTAACTCAAGCAACATTGCCTCAAGTGCTAGTGATCTTACCTTCGACAAGAACTTCGCTGAGATTACGTTGGTGTACATCAACGGCACTATAGGCTGGAGCGTGTAATGAGTAACCTTTCTGATCTGCTGCCCAGCGGTGGTGGGCAGAACATTGTTGAGTTCACGGCCAGTGGCACGGTAGCTTCTGGCAAGCCTGTTATCTTGAATGCCAATGGGACTGTTACGCAG